ATACTAATTCACATCCTAGTTTTGTAGGTAAAAAGATACAACAAGCTTTCTTTCATAACAATAGATTAGGATTCTTGTCATCTGATAACGTATCTATGAGCCAGTCTAAGGAGTTCTTTAACTTCTATCATACATCAGCTCAGACAGTTACAGATGCAGACCCTATTGACCTTAGAGCATCTACCATACGACCAGCTGCACTACACAGTATTATACCAACTACACAGGGTTTGATATTATTTAGTGCTAACCAACAGTTTTTGATGGCAGCTGCTGACGGTATACTAACACCAGCTAAAGCATCTATTCGTGCGATTGCTAACTATGAGATGGATACAGTTATAGACCCAGTAGATATGGGTACAACTATTAACTTTATCAGTAAGACTCCGAGTTACACCAGAATATTTGGTATGGTTACACGAGGTGAAAACGATAACCCTATTGTACTTGACATAGGTAGAGTTGTAAACGAGTGGGTTCCAGCTACAGTAGATACACTGATCGCTAGTCCACAGAACCAGTTTATTGCTATGTCTGGACAGAGTTCTAGATACATATATTTCTTCCGTACATATAATGACGGAGAAAAGAACTTAGTACAAGCATGGTTTAACTGGGAGACTATGGGTAGTGTGCAAGCTATGGCTGCTGACTCAGATGACTTCTATGCTGTAACCAAACAGGGCGGACAATTTACACTAACTAAAGCTAGTTTAAGTCAGAGTCCACAAGATGCCATTATTGTTAACAACGAAGGTAAAAAGATTAATCCTTGTATAGATTTATACGCTACAGCTAGCTCTGTTACATTTGACACAGCTGGTAATTTTAGTAAATGTTTTATACCTTACAATGATGCTACAAACCTGACACCAGTACTAATTATTAAAGGTACTACAGCTACAGGTAACTTTATTGAATCTGGATTTACTATATCTCCAGAGCGTGTTGTCGAAAGTGGTAACACATATTTTAAAGTACCATTTAAAAACTTGACAAGTATAGCAAGTGATGTTATAGTAGGATATAAATTTGATTTTGACATTATATTACCACGTACATATTTTAAAGTAGATGATGCACTTACTAAGTCTGACTTTTCTGCTAATCTAACTATAGCACGTATGAAGTTTGCTGTAGGATTGTCAGGAGTTATGGGCTTTAAGTTAAAGTCTAAAGGTATACGTCAAGGAAAAAGACAATATACAGGAGACGGATCTACTACAGAATTTCCGTTTATAGATGGCGACTTAAGTTATATAGATGATGACCAAGTAAAAGTAAAAGTAAATAATGTGGTAACTACAGCATTTACAGTTAACAGATCAGGAGCTGTACCTAAGATTGTATTTAGTTCTGCACCCGCAAACAATGCTACAATACTTATCTATCTTGATGAGTGGTATAGTTTGAATCCTATTATAAATGCTGACCAGTATTTAGCAAACGATGTACCGCTTGCAGAACAAACAGTATTTACATTACCTATACATCAGAAAAACAACAACTTTACATTAAGATTATTTAATGATACACCATTCCCAGTCGCTCTAAACTCTATGATGTGGGAAGGAATATACTCACCTAGATTTTATAAGAGGGTCTAATGATAGGAGGAATAATAGCTGGTGCTCTAATAAGCACTGCCGGTTCTCTTATCGGTGGTAATAAGGCAGCTGGTGCAGCACGTGAGCAAGCAAACTTGCAGAACGAAGCTACGCAGAGACAGCTGGAATATGACACCGAAGCATGGGAAATGAAGAAAGACCAGTTACTTGCACAGCGAGATTATCTGGTACAAGAAATAGAACTAAAAGCAGAACAAGAAGGTAAGCTAGCTGCATTTAGAGATGCAACTAATTTAAGACAGTATAACTACGATCTACAAATTAGAAATAGACAACAAGCATCAAATGAAGCACAGTTTCAAAGATCGAATCAGATCTATGCAGATCAGCTTACACTTAACGAACAAGCCCACGTAAGGGGTAGAGAACAAGAGTTAGCAAAGTTGTCAGAAATAGAACAAGAGGCAGCTTACGATGCTAACGAAGCATATATAGAATCTTTAATGGCAGAAGGTGCAGTACGAGCACGAGGAACATCTGGCAGAACAGCAGACAAGCTAGCAGCTACCACAGCGTTACAGTATGGTAGTAAGTTAGCTATGCTTAATGCACAGATGGTTAACGCTAAAGCTAATACTGACTTTGCATTAGAGTCTATAGGCAGGGATAGAACAGCAGCTGACTTACGAGCATATGCTGCTAAGATGTTAGATCCCGGTATATTACCATTACCAATAGAACCATTACCAACACCACAGGCAACCTTTATATATCCACGGGTATATCAAGATTATGACTTTGGACCTAGACCAGTTCTAGGAGCTATGGCATCTCCCGGTGCAGCAGCTAGCGGAGTATGGGGTAGTACTATCAGTAGTATTGCTGGGTCTATCGGTGGTGCATTTAATTCATACGCTAATTACAAAGGATACGGTTAATGGCAAAAGGTTTTAAGAAGCAACTCCAAGGAGGCGGCTTTCAAAACTTAAGTATCAGTGGGTCCGCACAGTTGCAAAACATGCGGATTCAATCTGATATTGAAATCAACGCCTTGAAAGAACAAAGAGCAAGGCAAAAGCAACTGGATGAATCTAACTTGACTGATCTACGGAGAAGTTATAAAACTGAACAAGCTAACAGAGATTCAATACAGAAGCTCGAAATGAATAGACAAAAGCTGGAACTCGAAAACCAGCAGCTTATGGCAAAGCGTGACGTAGAAAACAAAAGATCTTTAGCGAAACAAAAAGCAGCTGAAGCTAAGATGTGGGCTACACTGTCACCTACACTTGCTAAAAACTTAGGCAACCTTGCATCAGGATTGATGAAGTTTAACGACATACAATCTGGAATGGAGCAGTATCGTCAACTTGATGCTGCTGGTGCATTTGATACGTTTGAAGCACAAATGTCAACCATGAGTGACGAGGCTGTCAAAGGATTACAAGACAAACGTAACGAAGCTATATACAACGGTAATCTAGATGAGTCTGATTACTTAGGAGATGCGTTTCGTGGTAATGGTTATTACTTTCAGAAGCTTGTAACTAACAGAGTACAGAATGATTTACCAGCACATGTAGCTGATCTAAAAGCATACATAAGTGAGAATGATCTAGCTAAAAACCCATACGACATGGGAGGTCTTTATGAGTTTCGTGCTCAGGAGATACTAGCTCAGTATGGTATAGATCCTATGACTAATGCTGGTATATCTATACAAAAGATGTTCCAAGAAGAGGGAGCAAAACAGCAAGCTAATGCAGTACTAGGATCTAAGTATTCTATATACGAAGAGAAGTTTAGAAGAGATAAAGAAAACCATTCAGCTGTAGGAACTCAGGACAGTTTTGACCAGTTAATATCTACATATATGACAGGTTATACACGTACAAATAGTGGTGCGATTGTATCACATTATGGTACTGTAAACGCTATGGAAGCAGCAGAAACTATACTGACTGAAATGGCTACATCTGGTAAATATGCTACCAACTGGAAAGCTTTTAAGGAAGAGCAACTAAAATGGCTATCTCCTATTGGACCCGGTAATACTAAACGTGAATCATGGATAACAAAAAACCCATCTATGATACAACGTATTAAAGAAGCATGGACAGCTAATCAAGATAAACTAAAGTCAGTAAACAAAGCACTCAACGAATCAGAAGATACTGCTAGTACATTTGACATAGATGAGCAAAATAGAAATGGTGACTTTGAGGGTGATGAAGGTACAGCTAAATTAGTATCTGCATACTTTAGTAATCAAGGTAATCCTAATGCACAAGCTAGAGCTGCAAAGTTATTATATGTAAATACTACTGAAAATAACAAAGCAACTGTAGATCTAGTTATGAAAGCTATCAGGCAGAATGATGTTAATGAGTTTGTATCATTACTGGATGGTCTAAGCGAGACACAGGTAAGTAATATAGTAGGTGCTACACCATTTTTAGAAACTACTAATGCACTAATAGAATCTCATGGTGTTGATTTTGACAAAGATATAGATAGCTTTGCAAGCAGTGTTGTCAAAGATTTAGCAGCAAACAGTTTTAGTATATCTGGTGATGCAAACGATAATGCTGATAGAACTATAGTTGCAACTAAACAGTTGTATTATCATTTATTTAACAAAAGATTTTCTGGTATAACAGAGCCAGATTTACGTAGAGAAAAAACAGAACAGTTTATTCTAGACTTAGCTAAAGATAAAAGTCAAGAAGTAGTAGGAGATCAGACATATATAGGTAGTGGTATATTTAGACGTATAGATGCCGGTTCATCTGGTACTAATACTGTACTATTTACACAGTTCTATAATGGAACATTACCTAACAATGCTGTAGATTTTAGTGTTAGTGGTGACATAAATATAAATGATGGTAGAGCATTACCACAAATATTAAAGTCAGTAAAACAAAAAAATTTAAACATTATATCTACTAGCGATTTAGAAGATGTAGCCGTAGCTTTAAGGGATGGCCGAGATGTTATTACTATGCCACAAAATATTAGATTACTTGAAAAAAAGTTTAAAGATTTTGATGGTAGAAAATATCTAAATGAATTATTTAGAGAAAACGAACAGTATAAAAAAGAAGGTATATTTATACCACCAACTATGTACGACGCTGCAAGAGCAGCTGGAGGTCCGATGCGACAGGTCGACGCATTAAAGTATATGATAGGACAATACAAAGATGGAGAACTTGTTAAGAATGATGCACTATGAATGAAGAAGAATTAAAAGAAGGTGAACTGATTGCTACAGCAGAGCCTATCACAACAGAAGATATAGATAATGCCATTCTAACCCCAGAACCAAATCAAATAAAACCTACAAATACAACTGGTACTAAGTTTCCATCTGCATTTGGTAAGAAGTATGGATATAGCTCTGTCGATTTATCAATACAAGATAATGAAGACAAGATGTTAAACGAATATAATACTTGGTGGAAGCTGCCTCAAGGTGATGAGCGTGATAAGTTACGTGAAGACTTTAACCAGAAGTATTATAATATGTCTACGGAGCAGCTAAAAGAACAAAACTCAAACCCTAGTGCACTCGAAACATTCGATAGCTATACTGGTGATGCTATACGTGGTTTAGCATCTATAGGAGCTGGTGGTGTAGACTTTGTTACAGATGCTATAGGTACACTTGTACCCGGTGGTAATAAGTTTGATGATTGGTGGGATGCTAACACTAAGTTTGACAACCCTGCACACCAACAGATACGTAGAATATCGTCTATATTATTACCAGCTATTGTCGGTGGTAACTTAACTAATGCAGCTGTAGCTAGTAGATTTCCACAAGGTGCAGTATTTAGTACAGCTTGGTTTAAAAGATTAGGTGCGATGCTAACTGCAAACGGTATAGCTGACACTGCTATTGTAGGTCTAAGTGATACTTCAGAAGAAGATACTGCACTGACTACACTTGCAGAAGTAGCACCAGATGCGTTTGGACCTAAAGGTGTACTACCTATACCTGAGATATTTAAGACAAAAGATTCTGATAGCCCCGGTATACGTAAAGCCAGAACTATGTTAGAGAATGGACCATTACTTATCTTAGGTAATGTTTTAGGTGCATTTGCTGACATCAAGAATGGTCGTAAGACTATGGACTGGATGGAGCCACTAGATGAGCCTGCGGTACAATACAAACAAACACAGCTAAAGCTTGGTGGTGACAATGATATGCTGATACGTCTAGCAGAAATAGACGAAGTATTATCTCTTAACACTGGTAAGAGAAAAGTTGTAGGTGCACAGACTGAGCGAGCACTGATAGATGAAAAGCTTAGAATTGAAAATGAGCTAGGTATAGTCAGAACTATAGATGACGTACAGGCTCGAAGTGACTACAATGTAGACGTAGAGACTACAGCAGCAGCTGATTCTAAGAAAGCAGAAATAGAACAGTTAGAGTTAGATCTAGGTGTAGATCCTGACATATCTCCTAACTTGTTTGATGATGCAGAAAAAGCTCGTACAGTTCCTAACGCTGGTAATGTAGCTCGTAATATGGCTGATACTACAGCTATAAAAAATGGTACATCTAAAGGCGACCCTGCTCCTGTGATTACAGATTCTATGTTAAACAAAGGTCTGATGGTAGGACCTAAGTCACGTGGTGCTGTAATGGGTGTAGCAGAGGTATCAAGAGATGCTGGTAGATTTAATGCTATAGTAGATGGTGTTAGAATTACATCTAGAGATATGAACGCAGCAGCGTGGGGTATCTATCAAGATATTATAGATCCACTAGCTACTGTTGACGATGTTAAAGCATTATTCCTAGAAAACAGAGA